AAGCCCCACTTTGGCCCTATAAACTCAACAATTGACAAGACCGTTTTCAATATTGTGGGAATCTTAGGCAATAGCGACTTAATTAAATCAGTCACAGTTCCAAAGACTTCCTTAACCATCGGTATCAGCTCTTTGCGGTTACCCTTGACAAACTCGCCAACGGTCTTAAAAAGGTCAATAAATACCGGGAAAAGTTCTTCCATCACGGAAGTTTTCAACGAATTGACCATCTCTCGCAAGTTCTGCAATTCATCATTGAACTCTTCGGCACGGGCGGCACCCTCTTCGGAAAACCCGCCGCCATGCGCCTCAAAATCGGCAATGAGCTGGCTAATATTTTCTTTGCCGCCCGAAAGCAGTTCAGACATTTTCAGGCCACTTTTTCCGAACAGCTCTTGAGATACAAAAGCCTTTTGTTCAGCCGTCGAAAGCTTTGCATAGCCATCGGCAATATCCTTAATCAACGCCGTGGAATCCTTGTAATTCGAAAGCTTTTTTCCTCCAAGAATGGCGTCGAACATCTTCAAAGATGTCTTGTCACCGGCACGGGCCTTGCCAAGATTGACATTAAACTTTTTCAACGCGGAGTCCATTTCTTCGGTGGACATCCCCGCGTGTTGCGCCGCCGATGCAAACGCCTGGTAATCCTTGACAGAGAGCCCAACCATCCTGGATGTCTTTGCAATCTTGTCACCAGTTGCGGCAAACTCCTGAGCCATCGTGAAGCTTTTGGCAAATGTATCCTTGATGGATGCGCCCAAAGACTTGATTCCAGTAGCGAACGACTGCACACCGGCAAGCGCAAAAGCCTGTTTCATCTTAGTCTGCAAACCACTAACAGCCTTGCCAATGCTGTTAATTCCGCCAACGGCACCCGTCACGGAATGTTTATCAACGCTAAAGCCCAATTTTGCTAAAATCGAATTTGCCATAATTTTAATATAAATTGCAATGGTATTTTTTAGCCTTTTTTAGGCACATGTTAAAACGGTAAAGTCCGAAAGAAAAACTTTCGGACTAGGAAAAAACAAGGTCAATCAGAATGAGATATTATTTCTTCGTTTTCGGAGTTTTCCATTTGAGGAACTTCATCGCCGCATTGACGCTATACTTGAAAGTATCCTCATCGAGACTCATTATCTGGTCATACGGCCAATGGAAAACGCCTGCCAGCACGGCAAAGCCATCGTCAAGCCCTAAGCTTCGCCACCTGACAAAAAAGGCTTTGCAAGAGCTCCAATCTTACTAATATCGCGGGAATCCATGTTCAAAACGACAGCTTCGGTCAGACCCGTTGCAGTGGCAACAAGTGCAATCGTTGCGGAACCTTCGCCACCGGCATTGCCAATAACCTTGACATCACGACCAGTAAACTTTTCCTTCACGGACACAGTTTCAATTTTTTCGCCGTTCGGCTTAGTAATTGGTTCAATCAATGTATAGTCCATATTTTTACTCCTTTTATGGATTGTGACAAATTAAGCCGCGTCCAGGAATCGAACCCGGACAAGCTAGAAACGTAGCACTCAAGTCGTCTCTAACTCGCTCCCACGAGCGCGGATATCGTAAAGAAGGGGGCTTTTACGATTTCTGGTCATCCGCAGGGCCTGCGGAAAATTCAACGGCAACTTCGCCATCTTCGCAATTTTCTGTAATCGGAGCGCTACAGCTTGCGTTTTTCATGACAAAAGTCTTACCGTTCGGCTTTTTGAGCGTAATCGTCGCATTGCGTGTCTGTTGGAGATCAACAATGTCAAGTGCGCTCAAATCGACAAGCGTCAAGGAAATCTTACTCGGACTTTCGCCAACGCATTTGTCGGCAAGATGAACACCACCAGGACCAATAATGGGCTCGTAATGCTTGCCGCCGTATTCAATATTCGGATGGCCTTTCAGGTTGTACAGAAAGCCATTGATTTTGAATTCGTATTCGCCACCAACAACATCAACTTCATCCATTATCAGCCTCCTTAATCATGAAAAATTTTGGATTTGGACACAAAGAACTGCTTTACCAGATGGGCCGGAATCAAGAAGTTCATTGCATACGGATCATCCGGATCAAGTTCGACAACGAGGTTTTCTGCAAAGCCCTTGGAGTCATACACAAGGCCAGCTTTTTCCCAGTCCTCGTAGCACTTGATGAGTTCAGCCTTGCCAAGACTCGGCGTCATGATCTGTTGACCAGAGCCAACCTTAGTGCCATCCGGAACAAGCTTGGCATGCGCGTACTTGCTGGCAAGATAGTTGTTCCAGTACCAGCGAAGATAAGACAAAGTAAGTACCGTTTCAAGTTGCAAGTAAGAATCGTCCGGAACATTTTGGGCATTTCGCTTGTAGGTCGTAACGATGCGGCTTGTGAACACGCTACCATCTTCAGCGGCAACCATCACGGCGCAACCGGATTTCAAAAGACGGTTGTTGCCATCCGGATCTTCACGGTCATCGCGTTTCGGAGCGACAACGCCAGCAACAGCCCAATTGTGGAGCGGAGCGGCAGGATCGTTCAACGCTTTCGGAGCAACGCAGCCAAACAAAGCGGAAGCCTTTTCAGCGCCAGAAGTCGGAGACTTCGGAAGAGCCGCAAGCACAATTTCCTGAGAGTTCAGCGCATTCGCCTTTGTCGTGAAAGTGGATTCGCTACCGCCGTTAAGGCTGAAGCTCATCACACCCGTTTGCTGGACCATTGCAGTCCAACGAACATCCAACATTTCCTTGATGTAGGTGATGTTAGCCGTTTCGTCAGAACCGATAACGATCATGTTGAACCAGTTACCAGCGCAAGTCGCAGAAACATCGGCATCTTCGAATTGCGGGTCAGAACCACCACCAGCCATAGCGGAAAGAGCAATGCTCAAGCCATCCGGGAGCGTTTCACCCTGGTTGTGATTCCAGCGCACATCGAGGCCGTTACCAAAACCGCCCTTGTTCTTTGCGGTCAAAGTAACAACGCCGCCATCTGCAGAAGCCGTTACAGGCAAATTCGTCTTTGCCGTGACAGCAGCAACAACCTTGGAAGCAACATTAGCGGCGGAATCGCCAGCCAATACATTCACCGGGCAAGTCTGGCCGTCAATCATCAGGCGAACAACGCCGTTTTCCTTGAGCGTGGCCGGGGAACCCGTACCGGCGACCGTAAAGGTCAAAGTACCGGTTGCGGCTGCAGAAGTGGAATCGTCTGCAATCGGGAGCGCCCAAAGTTCGCTGGACTTGGCGTTCTTGCGAAAAGCCTTGATCATCAGGGCAAGCTGAGAACCAGCGCCAAACAGTGCATCAGCCTGGGCGTCGCTCGTGATCAAAGTGAGAGAACCGTTTTCGCTCATCTTCGAGCTCAACGGCTGACCGATAATCAAGTTTTTCCAAGGAATTGCGCCGGTTTTCGGAGACAAAGCCCCGCCAAATTCCGTCGCAAAAATCGGATACATGTTATCGGCAGGAATTTCATTAAAAGTCATAATCTAATTCCCTGCGGAATCACCCGCTGTTGAAGCTTCAGCCTGTTGTTCTCCAGGTCTCAGCTCGGTTACAAAAGTCATCGACTGGCTACCATTCTTAAGCTCATTATTTGCACGCAAAAAGTCTTTCGTTGCAGCCGTGCGGTCGATTTTCGCAGTAAACGAGACCTCGAAAGTCAATCGAGCCCAACCCCTAGAAGTTTCGGAGCGTTCCGAAAGATTGTTGCTATAAGAGCGCAAAACGCACTTGCTCACAATGCCATTGTAAGGCCCAACCCAATACGGACAAGGTTCAACGACAGCGGCGACGGCGTGCATGGTATCGTCAAGAAAATCATTCAAGTCCGAAACAGATTTTACACCGTCAAGATTGCTTTCGTCGCTCAAAAAGCTCCGGGCGTAAATGTCGATGTAGAGTTCAGATTTCGCATAATAAAAACGGGGGCTCGTTCCTTTGTCATCAAATTCTATGTTCGGTACATTGACGATGATAAAAGATTGCTCTTCGGGCCAAGCGTTCATTTCTCGCGATGCGGAAACATTCAAGCCAATGCCGGTGAGGTTAGCCGTCTTGATGGAATCAACAACCGCGTGACGAAAAGCCTTGATGCAATTCAAAGTTCTCGCGGTCATTTCGTTTCCTCAAGTTGGTAGGTGACAACACCATAAGATTCATCGGCAAACTCGACAGCTTTCAAGCGGAGAGTTTTGTGAACCCCGTTCTTTTGCACAAGTTCAAAGACATCGCCCTTGCGGGCCACCTGCCCCGGCAAATCGACCTTGCGGACCATAAGACGCGGGCGGTGAGAAATAGCGGGCAAATCGGCGCTAGGGTCGTTTTCAACAACCATAGTGTCATAAAGCCCGCGCATGGAAATTCGTTCGGAACCACGGACCAAAACCACGGCATCTCCGAATTCCTCATCGTTGAAATAATTGTCAAATAAATCTTCGTTAAGGCTTTCGGAAAATGCACTCATAGTTTAGTTCCTAGAGGTTGACGACCTTTGCCCAGGCAATACCATCAGCCTGCTGGAGAACAGCAAGCGGACGGCTCTTGATGATGAGTTTCTGTTCTTCATCATCTTCATTGTAGATGGTCTTGGCAAAGCGTTCGCCCATGAACCAGCCATCCTTAACATTGCCCACGCAACCAAAGTAAAGCTTTGCAGAAACGCCGGAACCGATGGCAAGCACCTTGTCCTTCGGAACAAAATTCACCTTGTCGTCACCAACCTTGTAGATTTCGTCGTACACCCAGATACGGCAACCGCAATGGTAACCGACAAGGCGAGCACCAAGGTTATTGCGACCAGCGGCGAGATCAAGGTTGTTGCCCGTCACATGGATGCGGTCAAAGTCCTTCATGAACTTTTCATCGTTGCGGGCTGCATTCCAGGCAGCAGAGCCGAAAATCTTGTCTGCAACGGTCAATCCGGAATCTTCGTTCACGATTGTGTCAAGGTTGGCAAGGTCACCAATCACATCAGCCTGGTTACCGCCCCAAAGCTTTTCACCAGCCTTCGTGATCTTGTGCGAAGACTTGCAACCAAAATCAATGCTGTCGATTTTCTTGTTGTCTTCGTCAAGAATATCGTACTTGCCATCGAACAAAGTCTTGGAGCAAAGCATTTCGATGGTGCGGTTGATGCGATTGTTGAGGTCGTTGGAATCCTGGCCCAAGATGTAAGCCTGACGGTCGTTCGGGTCCATCGGGTCAACAACAGTGGCCGGTTCACCCGGCTGAGCCTTGAAAATGTCAAATGCAGTCGTCGGGCGTTCAAGGCCGATTTCGTAGCAGTGGAACGGGCGCTTGGTGTAGCCACCGCGCTTCGTCACAGTGCGCTTTGCGCCTTCACGCTTGAACGGCGCAATGACGCGGGAACCTTCAACCGTGTCAAGCTCTGCATTCAAGGTCTTGAGCAGAACCGGCTGGAAGAAGCTGGAAAGAAAACGCTTTGCAGGCAAGTTGTTGTTTACTTGCTTGGTAAGGGTTGCGACATTCGAAAAATCAGGCATGTCATCCTCCTTTAGTCTTTAACCGGGCGTGCAAAGATGCCAATCTTGCGCAACGCCTTGCGGAAATTGTTGATGGTGTCGCCTTCGGCAAACTTCAATTCGTCGATGTTGAAGCAACCAGTGAAAGCGATTTCGCCGTAATTACCAGCGGCGGTGTCTGCAGTGAGAACACCAACCGGATCCTGAAGCGCGGCGGTTGCGCTATCGGAATCGACGATTTCAAAAAGTTCATCGCCAACAGACTGGCCGATAGTTTCAACAGTCACAGCACCAGCGGTGAGGCCCGTGCCGTCGCCAAGCGTGACGACAATGTTCATGTCGTTACCTTCGACGCCGTTTTCCTTCCATTCGATAGTGAGCTTACCGGAAGCGTTATCAGCTTCGACAATTGCGCCAAGAGCGGAATCACCGTTGATTGCAGCCTTGAGGCCTGCAACTTCGGTAGCGAGAGTCGTGGAAGCGGTCGTGTAGGTTACTTCCTTGCCGTTGACAGCAACCTTGACGGTCTTGCTTGCAACCGGCGTGCCGGTGAAGGTCACGGACTTCTTAGCCTTGGAAGCGGAAGTTGCGACGCCACGAGATGCGACAACAGAACCTCTCTGAAGGTCAGCACCATAGATAAGGCCAGCGCCAGTGTTGCGCGGCTGAATGTTATCCGCAAAAAGCGGATTGCGGGTGTATTCGGTAGGTTCGAACATTTTTGTCCTCCTTAGCAAATCGACTTTGCACCGGCTGCAAACGCATCAAAAGCGCGCTTGTCTGCATCGGACTGAGGGTCAGCCGTGCCAGCCTGGATAGAATTGGTTGCGGAAGCCTGTGCAGCCATTCCAGCGGCAATCAAGGCTTTCTGTTCAGCGGTAAGAGCTTCGTTCTGTGCCGTTGCGGCCGGAGTCGTAGCCGGGGCCGTTGCAGTAGCAGCCGGAGCGGCGGTCTTGGCTTCTGCGAGCTGCTTTTTGCAAGCGTCCAAGCAGAATGCTTCAGCTTCAGCGACGGACTTACCTTCCTGAATAAACTGTTTGCAATCGCCTTCGAGGTTCAAGCCCTCGAAAGCGGCGGAAATACCCGCAATTCGGGTACGTTCGGCGGCAATAGCCTCTTGACGCACAGCATCCACATCCACAGTGGCCTGAGCAGCCGGAGTTTGAGCCGGAGTTTGATTAGTAGGCATATTGCCTCCTATTGGTTGATGTTTAATCATCTTTTCAACAACGGAATCCAAAGAATCAACACCATCAGCAAGGCCAGCTTCTACAGCGTCCTTACCGATAAATGTTGCACCTTGTCCGTAATTCTCAAGAACATTTTCAAAAGTCGTTCCACGATAGCCCGCAATAGTTTCCAAGAAAACTTTTGCAGCCGCATCGATATTCTTTTCAAGAGCGGTGCGCCCCGCCGGTGTATTCGGGTCCAGATTCTTGTTCGGGCTCAAACTCGACCGCAAAATTGTCGTGGTCTGCTTGCCATCAAGAGCGGAATCACCATTGTTTACAACAACCTGAACGCCAATAGAACCCGCCTCACCAACGCTCGAAACAATCACTTGTTCGCAAGCCGAAGCAATCCAGTAGGCAGCGGAACACATTCTACCAGCGGAATGCGCGACAATGCCGCATTCCTTTGTTCCACGGTTCTTGTAGATAAGTTCCGCAAGGTCAGAAACACCGCTAAGAATCCCGCCAGGAGAGTCGATAGAAAGAACAACGCCCTTTACATCATCGTTTGCAATGACTTCATTAAAGGCATTGGCAATGGAATCGTAAGTATCCATTCCAAAAATCGCCTTCCAAACATTCGAGCGGTAAGTCAAAGCACCGTCAATGTGCAAAATGGCAATGCCGTCGCGAATATCGACATTATTCTTGTGGTTCGGCTCGTTAGAATCTTTCCAATCAGGGTCGCCAAAATCGGAAGAACAGATGTTCTCGATTTCCGTCGGCATTATCGCCCACTTTTCAGAAAAGATTTTCAATAATTTCTTATCCATTTGTGATAAAATTATTCAACGCACTTGTTTAAAAAACGATTTTTGGCACAAGTCAAACACACTACTTTTTTGCGCCTTCGGGTTCGTCTTCCGTTTCGTCGATAATCTGTTTTGCCTCCGAAACGGACACAGAACGGTTGACTGCACCAGGTTCAGCAATGCCATTTTCTTCACGCCATCTAGCTTCTTCGGCAAGGTCTTCGACATTCTTGCGGTATTCACCGCCGTTCGTTTCGAGAACCGCCTGGGAGCGCGTCTTGAAGTGTTCATCAACTTGCATCTTGAGCGCCGTCGTTTCCTTCAGCGGGTCAAGCATTACCGGAGCATCGCCAATCCAGTCACAGTTAAGCCACGCCATACGCTGTAACGGGTCGTCATAACCCGGACAATCGAGCACACCCAACATAACGCATTCATGGACCAAAGCCTCGTACATCGGTTGGCACATATCAATTGCAAGATTTGCGCGTTCGATATCGAACATCTTCTTGGATTCCTGGATTGCGGCACGGACGGAATTGTAAGAGCCCTTGAAGAACTTGAGAACTTGTTCGCTACTCATGTTAAGGCGCGACGCAATTTCGGTCGTCGTTTCTTCCATGTAGTTGCGGTAATCGGAATTCGGGTTCTTGGATTCTGCAAGCTCGATTTCTTCATTTTCGCCAAGCTCGACAACATTCGCAGACTTGAGTTCTACAGCCGCCTTTTCTCCAGCTTCCGGAGTTACGCGGTTGTTGCCCTGGACATTGCCAGTATAGTTGCTGGGAGTCGATGAACTCTTTGTCTTTACGAAAACGGTGTAAAGCGATTGGACAATTGCCTTGATGAGAACCGCTTCCTGGAAGCGTTCCTGGTTCTTGATGAACGGAATTACCGGAGCAAGCCAAGGAACGCCGCGACGCTGGTTCGGGCGATCAGCCTTGTAAACATGGACAACATTGCGGATGCCAAAATCATCGTAAGTGGCCACGCGCACAGATTCTTGATAAGTATCCCAACCGCCAACATCGAAATTCGGGTACTTGGTGAAATAGTACGCAATGTGCGCCGAATTGCCGTCATTTTCCACACCCATTGCAAGCTTGCGGGTGTCAGTTTTTCCGAACGGGTTGCGACAGCGATTGCCTTCGAGCAGCTTGTAGCAAAGCCCAAAAGCCGAAGACGGCACTTTATGCCAGCAACGGAGCGCAAAGCAGTCACCACAGATGGCTTTTGTCTTCAAGACAAGTTCTTGCATCTGGTAAAAGTTTTTATCGCGCTCAGCGTCGCAATCTTTCGATGCAGCCCAAAGTTCAAAAAGACCACGGGCCTTTTCGCTAAATTCCTTAATCTTTTCAGGCGAAGCTTTCAAAAGCTCCGTCTTTGGATTCGGA